TAACTTCAACTAATTTATCGACCATGTCAATCACCTTTATATAATTCTTTTTTTATCATAGTGATCTGAGCATCGTCGAGAATTTTTAATACTTCGTATGCCTTCGCGTCCGAATATCCATAATATTCCTTGATCGCGCTCAAATCTTCATTCTCACCCTTTTTGTGCCATTTTGTAAATTGACGCTTCTGGGCTCGTACAATATTTAGGAGAAAGTCGTATTTGAGTTTATTATCAAGGCTTGGGAATCGATTCATTTCGTTCGCGAACAGGACGGTATCACGATGGTAAGACAACGCCCTGTTCACCATAAATGCTGGATATTGTCGCTCGTCCAGATCGGTGAGTAAAGCATACTCTTTTGTTTGCAGAATACTTGGAAGTATCTCTTTAAATAAATCAGCCATTGAACTTACACTCCACCATCATTTCAGTGAGGCATGCAGTAAGATTCAGTTCCTGGTCAGCAACAAATGCAGATTGATACTGATATCGCGCAAGAATGAGAACAGCATTCGGAATCGTCGACTTATCCATGATGTCATATAGATTATCATAGATCTTACGGTAGATTCTTGATGGATCATCAGAACCATTCTCAGCAACCCACTTGCGCATCGCACCAAAGTTCTGCTCTCTGAGAGACGCGACAAGATCATTAAGAGAAACGTCTGACACTGAAGCCAGAATACCAGAATCAATCTTACCGCTGACGGAATAACGCTGAAGTTCATTCAGAACACGGCGATAATCTGGAAAGTATTTTTTGACTACTTCTACAAGGACTGCTTTATCAAACGGAACTTTTTCTGTGGTAAGAATTTCTGCTGCACGCTTCATAAATGCAACAGCCATCTTTGGTTTTTCTTCTTTGCGCAGTTTGAATTCGATAACAGCGCATCTTGAATGCAATGGCTCAATGATTCGGCTCTTATAGTTACAAGTCATGATGAAAGTGCAGTTATGCGCAAACTCTTCCATCGCCGCGCGCATGGCTGGCTGAGTTGAGTTTGGATTTAGATAATCTGCTTCGTCGATGATAATAACTTTCTTGCCGCCAGTCATTGACATAGTGCTGGCATAGTTCTTGATCTTCATTCGGAAGGTATCAATACCTGACTCATCCGAACCGTTGATCATCAGATAGTCGCAACCGATTTCATCGCACAATGCTTTGGCAACTGTAGTCTTACCAGTGCCTGGACCGCCACATAGAAGAAGATGGGGAATCTCCTTGCGGTCAACATAAGATTGGAAAGTTGCCTTGTATTCATCAGGAAGAATACAATCGGCAATAGTATGAGGACGGTATTTTTCAACCCACAACGCTTCATTCATAATATAAATTCCTCAATTATTCAGTAACGATTTTACGCCATTTACCGTTTGTTTTCAAATACATTTCACCATCAGGACCAGGTGTCATAGAAACATTCACCACAGTTAATTTTTGATTTGGTGCAGTTGTTCCGATGTTTAAAACATAGTCACTATTAATTCTAAGCCTTTCGATATTATTGTTTTCGAACACCAAATTCTCTTCATCATACTGTGCGCCAATTGTCAGTTTACCATTGTAACCAGCGGCTTCAATCTTCTTTACTGCCTCAGACTTTCCGTTAGAAGCAACTAAAGATGCAGCAGTGACAGCACCACCTGCAGCGGCACCACCAGCAATACCAAGGAATTTAAAAAATTTTCTTCGTTCCATAATTTATACCTCACAAAGAGAAGATGGGGCGGGGACGGTGAGTTCCCACGGCGAGCAGTCTGGCGGATAGTGCCGTCAAAAGAAATTGCACCCCAATAATCTTATTTATACACTCAAACAAGGTTCTGTTTAATCAATCTAAGAAAATGCTTTCCATAAGATCTTTCAAATATGTTATACCAAAACTGAAGAGGCTTGACGCCTTCTCGCATTTGAATCATATTGATCCACAAATTTCGCATTTCTTCTGTCCAAATGAACTTTTGAAATTTAATTTTCTCATCAGTTCTGAATCGAACATAATATAGCGGCTGTGATTCTCTGAAATGAATTCTATCATTTTTATTTTTAAAGATGAAAGCGCATTCTAAAGATCGAAAGTGTCTGCCCATATCAAATGATCCACACACCATAGTTGCTTTCTTAGTAATATCGCAATCATGCAAAAATGGTGGAGTCAGTTCACCAATTAATGGTTTCTCTGCAAGAAAAATATCTGATGGAAATTTATAAGTGCAAAGTCCGATATTGGCGTCTCTTACCATGACATTGTCATCAAAAAACTTTTGTGTTTTTGAAGTTGTCTTAATTATCCCATCAACCCATTCCAAATCATATTCAATTGCATTTTTAAATACAAATGTATTGTTGCAAAATTCTTTAACTGATGGACACTTTTTTATTTGATCCAATTGAACAGAATCTTTGCCATTTGCTTTTAAATTGCTGAATAATGATTGGAACAGGGGTTCAGGTTCATATACAAAAGAATTTGTCGTATTTGAATAATAAACAATCATTTTGCGACTGTTTCGTAGACCTCTACGAAATCATTCTGTTGAGCAACTTCTTCTTCATAATTGCGCTTGTGGTATACTTTTGCAAGTTTACGGCTTAACTTCTTTGGAATCTCGCATTCATCCTGCATCTTCTGAAGAATTTCTTTAATCAGATCACGCTCTGCTTCAATACGAGTCAATGAGTTAGAGATCTCTTGAAGACAACCAAGAACTTTTGCCTTATCAACTTTCATATTATTCTCCGAATGTAGAGTTGGCTGCTTCAATTGCAACATAGTAAATGATAGCAACAGACTTGTGCTTGAAGCAGGAGAGACCTTTCTTAGCGATAGAAACATCGTACGATCCTTCCATCAACTTGAAATTCTCAACCTTCATCACAACGCGGAACTTTGTACCATCGCCAGCGCCAATCTCAATCTTCGAAACGTCAGCAGAGTCATCTTTCACATCAGTTGCGATGAAGTGAATTGTCTCACCATCAGACTCAAACACAAAGTTTGGGGATCCAGAGATACCAGCAGAACGCTTCATCCACTCAAGATCCTCTTGAGAGATGCTAAATGTGCAATCAGGATCGCCAAGAGTGATTGCTTTCTCTGGTGGGACAATGATGATTTTTGGAGAACAATACTTGATGAAGTCAGACTTCTTCTTATTCTCAGTGGAGATGTTCACCTTATCATCGTCGAACGACAAATGGGCTTCCTTATAAAGAGAGACCTTTGCCAAGAGTTTATTCAAATCATACAATGCAAATTCTTTTGGGAAGTTTTCATTCACTGTTGCTTCCACGAAGATTGTCTTCAATGGAGAAATAGTACGAAGAACATTACCAGACTTGAACTGCAGACTTTGATTGATGCTCGAGAAATTTTTGAGCACATTAACAGTATCATCAGAAAGTTTCATAATTTAGACCTCATTTGCTTCAACACGATTATTATATAACGAATCCACCAACTTATCAACTCTAACTGTTAACTCATCAAGCGAACAGTTATTGTCCATCACAATGTCATAATGCGAACCAATCCAAGCCCACTCTGAATAATGGACTTCTGGATAAGCATTGCGCATTATTTCTTGTTTGTTATAGATATTGCTCTCACGCGCAAGTGCATACCACTCTGGATCTTCACCGCGACGAACTCGAACAACCTTGCCACCAGATCTTACAATTGCATTGATTTCATTTGGGAAACGAACATCTGCAATCACATAATTATTCCATGGTGCATTTTCACATCGACGCATCACAGTATGAACCCAGAGGTCAGGGTGAAAAACATCTCGCCCTGCCTCTGTGCCCATTAGCTGGAGTGCTAATCTTGGTGAAAATTCTTTACCAAACTTCTCGGACCACCATTGATCAGGTTGTTCGCGCCATGCTCGTGACTCTGGAGTGTCACCTTCAAGCATGGCACGATCCCAACCAAACACAGCAGCGCAAGAATCCTTGACGCTGTTTGCAAAACTCTCTTTGAAGAAATTATGTTTTTCTACCAAGAGATCTGCAACTGTGCCTTTCCCTGCTCCGATAAAGCCTACAAGACCTACGATCATACAATATTAGAGAGTGCCGACGTAGTTTGCAATTGCTGGCATATCACCAGTGAATGCATAGGTGCCGATGTGATGTGTCTTCATCCATGGGCACAACCAGATTTGTCCACCCATGTTTCTCCACCACTGACAGAACATGTAATCTTCAGAGAGATAACGATCGCTCTTGCCATGATCGATCACTGTATCGAAATATGCATGAATGTAACGTGTACCATCAAAATTGGCTTGACCAACATGGTCTGGCTTATAGCGAAGTTCTGGATATTTTTCCTTGAACTTGCCAAACACTTCACGCTTGACCATCATGAAGCCAGTGCCAATTTCAAGAACCTCAATTGGTTCTGCAACACTGAACTTGGTGGTGCCTGGTGCTGGATTGAACACGAAATCACCAGCAAGTTTTTCCATCTCAAGCGGCTCAATGTCTGGATGACGTTTGACAGCTTCCTTAATTGTTCCCCACTTGATTGATTTCTTTGGATATGGACCACCGATGATTTCTTTATCAAGCGCAAGAAGTGCAATCACATCACGTGGATCGAAATGGATGTCTGCGTCGATAAAGAGGAAATGAGTGAAGCCTTCTGCACGAAGGAACTCATCAACAAGATAGTTTCGAGCGCGAGTAATGAGGGATTCATTGAAGATAAACGAGAAACGAACTTCAATGCCATACTGCGAACAAAGTCCCTGCAAGTCTAAGCAAGACTTCAGGTACATACCATGCGCCATACCACCATACATTGGGGTGGCTACAAAAAGTTTATTCTTTCGTAATTCTTCTACTTTAACTTCCAATTGCATAATTATTCACTCCAGTTATAAAATGTCTTAATATTTTCAATAATCTTAGACTGGTCATCTAGATTTTCGTTGACCATTGTCTCTATATAGTCCATGAGTGTTAGGGACCCCATGATGTTAGAGATTTTTGTTGCACGCGAGGTTTTGAATTTATCGTCTTGATCATCTTTGCGATCCACATGACGTTGTTCTTTCGTATTATGTGATGCAGTCAAGACCAAAACTTTAAATGAATTTGGAAATACAGTTGCAAGTTTATCTAGCAACTTTGAGTTAAACAAACGATCACCCTCGAAGATGACATTCACATTTGCGTTCTCATAATCCAATTCCATAAAGAACTTTTCAGCGTCTGGCTGAACAGCCATAGACAAACGATCAGTTCCCTGGAATACATTACCATCGTTTGCATATTTGCCAAGAATATACAGATTTAATTTTTCTGAATACATGGCATCAAGAAGTTTCTGTGGCTTACAGATCTTCCAATCATCAGCCATCGAAATCAACTTGAACATCAGAGTGGTCTTACCAGTTGCTGGCTCACCACCCATCGCAATCACTTTTACCATATCGCCTCCAACCCTACTGGATTTAATTCTTCTTCAAACATCCATTCAATGTTTTCTATTCTACCTGTTCTGATAAAATAAGTAAACTTTTCCTTGTTGATTTTTCTTCGTGGAGCAAGACGAGGATCGAGTGTCTCATTTCTTGCTTGCCACAGAACATTCCATTCAATGCCATGCCACCCATCTTGCTCTGCTTGCATCACTTCTTCTGATTGACGATCAAGATAATAGCCAAGATATCTTCCATGATGTTCGCGAAATATTTTCTTGAATGAGCATAGACAAGTTTCCATCGTGAAAAAATCAATCTGATTCTTTAGACTAGGAAATCTGTCTCTTGTTTCTTCGAGTATTTCTTTCGCTTTACTTTCAAGGTCATCGCACTCGCCAGAAGTAAGTCGTGAATCGTATTTGTTATCTTCGCCGAGGGCAAGATGAAGCCCATTACGATGTGAGCGAGACCCAGAATAATCGTCAAGCATGAGAGAAGTAGGTACGCACTTAATGTTAGCAGTATG